CTGCACTACGAACTACACGCATAAACATTTCAGTCATCCACCGTTCAAGTTCAGCCGTGCTCATTCCATTTACAGACTGGTGTGTTGGTGTTAAACCTTTAACAAAACTATCAATGTTGATAGTAATGTTCTTTGTCTGACTTCCAGTACCAATACTTTTTGCATCAGCTGAAGCTGCGTTATTTGTTGCTACAGGTGCGCCAGGTGCTTTTGCAGTTGTACCCGCTTCTTCAGCTTTCTTTTTGGCTGATTCAGACATTGATTCATTGTACTTATTGCTGAATGCACCCTTTAGTTTCTTAGTGCTTTCAAAAGCTTTTTTATCAGCTGTAATACCTGAAATGTCCATTACTCCTTGTTTGGTTGCATTCCAGGCACCTTGCACATCACCACTTTTAAGCAATTTTAAAGCATTAATAATACTTCCAAATCCGGAAAGCAAGCCTTTAATACGGTCAATTATATAATCTTTCAGGATAGTTCCAAAGCCTTTGATCACTTCCCATGTTCCTTGCACGATTGCCCTGAATGCATCAAACTTATTATAGGCTACCACCAACCCTCCTATTAATGCACCAATGGCCAACACGATTAACCCGATAGGATTGGCACTAGCTGCCACATTGAACGCCCACTGTGCAGCCGTGGCAATGCCCGTTTTTATTGCCAGTATGCTTTGTATCCCTGCGCCTAACAGCATACGTGCATTCAGGATAGACCATGCAATTGCAAGACCGCCAAGAACTCCGCCAATGACATCCAAATTTTGGGTTAAAAACAATACTCCATTACCAATTGCCGTTAGTGCAGGAAGGAATGCTTCACCGATTTTGATGGCTTCCAATTTCAACAGATTTAATGTTTGTTTCCAAGCATCCAATGGTGTTGCTGAATCGGCATAAGCTTTGTTTAATGCCCCCTGAGAATTGACAGTTGCATCAATGGAAGCCTTCAAGTTTGGTATATCCTGAATTAAGGTTGAGAATCCAAGAACTGATTCCTGATCAAGTCCTAACTTACCAAATTTAAGCATGCGTTGTTTATCGGATAGACCGGACATCTTTTTTTGTATGTCGGTCATAATATCCATAAAGCTCCTGACCATCCCTTTTTTGTCGAACACATCTACTCCGATACCCTTGAAAGCTTTTACCCTATCTTTATCAGATAATGCACGCATGATTCCTTGCAATGCGGTTGTTGATTGCTCTGCACTTAGTTTGGTAGTCAATGAAGCATAAGCACCGGCAGTTTCGTCGAGTGCAAACCCAACGTTACGTGCCAACGGTATGATCTTAGGAAGGTAGTGTGCAATGTCTTTAAACTCTGCATTCCCTTTGTTTAATGTGGCAAACAAGACATCGTAAACGCGTGTAGCATCTTGCCCGGATGATTGCATCGTTGAGACAGCAGCTGCGGCGACTGTTTCAATGTCCGTGAAACCTGCTTTAGCTGCTTTTAATGTCGGTTCGAGTGTGGCCAATGAATCATTGACACTCAATCCGGCTGATATAATCCGGTTAAACGCTTCGGGAACTTGCTCCAATGGAGCTACATTTCGCCCTCCGATGTCAAGTATTTTATCAGAAAGTTTACCAAGTTCGACCTGTGATAACCCTGCCGTGACATTTATTTTAGCCATTTGAGTATGCCAATCACTTGCCATCATGGTTGTTTTATAAATGCCGGCACCAAAAGCCAATACAGCAGCTGTCAACAATATATACGGGTTAGCAAGCATGCTCAATGCGCTACTGACTCCAGGAACTGATTGTTCGATTGCGCTAAACGCTTTTATATTACTCGTTTTGAATGCATCGAGTTTACTTTGCATTTGTCCGGTTGCTTTCTCAACCTGTTTCTTTGCACCATCAAGCCCTGCCTTCAGGTTGTTTTTGAGGTCGATCAGTAGTTGTAATTTTGCCAGTCCGTTTGCCATAAACTATTAAATATTTATAATTGAGTACCAAATTAAAAAAGTCATTGTATATTTGCATCGGTTAGTCCTGCGGGACATACCTCCAAAAAGCGTTAGCGACTTCGGTTGTTAACGCTTTTTCTTTGTTGTAAACTCACGTTTACCCTCTTTGTTGAATACCCAAAGTTTCAAATCTTCCTTGTCAGCATAATGGTTCATCTGACCATTTGCATAACGTGTTATACTATCCAAATCGATACTGTCAGGTATTTGAAGCATTACAAAGTTAGCTTGTAGTTTACCATTCTTAATACAGTTTTGAATACTGGATTTTTTACCGGATGATACTTCAATTTCGACAACTGTTTTGTTGTAAGTCATGTCAGCATTCTTCAAAGGATAGTTTTTCAAATAGGTATCCGGTAAAAACTGTTTCCTGGCTTCCTTATCCTTTTCATTCAGGATGGGTAACAGCTTTATTTTTGCTTTACTATCAATTTGTTTCAGAACCTTACAAGCATCAATATTCTTTCTCAACTCCTTATCACCATGTAAAGGATGAATATCAATCACAGTATTATTACCTATGTTTATAGATAAATACGTGTTTTCTGGCGGTAAATAAGCTATTGCTTTACGTATTTCAGCCTTTGGTACACCATTATAGTACGGGTGATTCTTTGGATAAATCAATCCTGTTTGAGCTAAGTTTGTCCTAAACATTTCAGGAACCGTAGAATTGCCTGGAATATCTTTTTTATTACCTGTTGCACCTGGAGCTTGTATTGCTTCACACCGACATCCCCAACCATTTGGCGGGTAGTGGGTACTCCAAAACACATTAATAATTTCCCGAACAATACCATCCAGTACTTGATGAGTGGCACGAACGGAATCATCACCAACCGTTTGATATTTAAGATAAGGAATATCCTTAGCATCCTTTGTAAAATCTACCCAACGCGCTGCGCTTTGCGAGGACGCAACCGACATGTCGTATTCAGTACGTAACCAGGTTTCATTGTACTTATCACATACCTTTTGCGCCTCTGTTTTGAAAGCTTCAAACTCACGCATTTTGCCGTTTTCGTCTTTTAAAGCAAGCGTTAAGTCGCGTAATTGTTGGTAGTTCTTTGCTGCACTGAAACTCCATACATCACGTGTCAGGCGTGTCAGCATTTCGGCATCAGGTGTTGTCCAGTCAGTTTTTATACTGCTATATGATTCACTGACATTATTAGTCAATAAACTACCAATCAAATTCAGTATTGAATTGCCTGGCTTAGTTCCTGAATGAACTGCGCTTATCAGTTTTTGCACTTCGGGTGTGAGCTTACCGAAATAGTCTGGCGGTAAAATGGTATCAGCTACTGGATGCTTACCACCGCAATGCGGGCATGAGTATTCGTATAAGGGACGGGAAACAACCATTGCCCCTGGTTGTTTCCTTACTTGAAATTTGATGTCAGTCCCCCGCCTGCGTTTTGCTTCTTACCAACAATCTTTAAATTGAAAGTTTTTGAAACATCAGCGTCATCTAATTCATAGTGATCTAATGCTTCATTTGTTATTTTCCATTGTTCTGACTTTGTCAATGATTCATTTTCGTCGAACTTGAATGACATCTTAGTATTGTCGAATGGGAAACCGAAGCGTAAGAGTACCGGGAACAATTGATCATTGATGGCAAACATAATCATTCTCCTGTCCTTGAGTGCCAGTTTATCATCAAGTGTTTTTGCATGCACTTGTGTTTGAGCACGGTTTGCACCTTCATCAACTAATGTTGTTGAACCGGTGAAACGTTTTGAAACCTGGCCATCGTGGAACTTAGCCGGGTCGAGGTAAACCTTTTCAGGGTTACCGGCATTTGCCAGGGCATGAACCTGTATTTCGCTTCCTTTTGGTAATACACCGGTTCCGGCTTCGCCCAGTTTTTTGAGTGCCTTGTCTATTTTAGAAGCATCCTGTTTGTTGGCAGTCATAGCGGTTATTAATGGCATACCAAAGCGTTCTGAAAATTCGGCATTTGATTGTAACAGGTTGCGCTTCCATATCAGATTGCATACTACATCGTTCATGATACCAAAGTCAGACTTATGCAATATCTCAATTACATCGGCTTCGTTCGTGTATTCAATGAACTGGTCGCCTCCAACTTCGAGGTATACTCTTTTATTGTTCGGGCAAATGTTACGACGTGGAATCATGTCAAAAGCAATTGTATCAATGTTCTTACGAAACTGAAACAATGAAACCTTGAAGTAAATGGCATCAAGTGCGTTGTCGATAAAATCAAAGAACCATTGCTTTTGCAAGAAATTTGTTTGCTCATTAAGCTCTTTTCCATCTTTATCGACCACGTAAAAAGGGTGGTTCAGGGTTGCTGAACTACGGATTTCCATCACAGCACCCAAATGACCATCAGTAAGAAGGTCTTTCAATAAATCCTGTAACAAGTACCAACGTGGATTTTCTACATCTTCAGCTACAGACATTGCATCACGCCATTTCTTAATGTCTTTGCGTGACCGGTCGACAACTTCCTGTATAACTTTCAGTATTATATCAGTACTTGGTGCTGAGGCTCCAAGTGCTTCAGGAGTTGTTTGAGTTGTCGGTTTAGTCCGACCAAACATGTTTTTTAATCCCATTTTAAAGAGTGTTTAAAGATTTGTTACCATTTATGATTCTCAGGAGTACGGCTTGACAGTCTGAATTCGGTATATTCTTCACCGGTGTCTGCATCTAATTTTTCAGGAAGGTCGGCCATAGTTTCACCATTACCAACATCTTTGAGCCAGTCAATTGCATCCTGATAGCGGTCTTGCCTATGTTGTGGTACATCCTTTGAACCTGATTTGCTATATAAGTGATAAAGAGAAATGTCAATTGTTATGGTTACCATCCATTGATCACGGTTATCAATTGTATCTGATTCAGCCGGTGCAAATACCTGGGAACAATCATATCGTTTGCCAATTCGGTTCTTTATTTGCGAAATAGCTGTGTTCTCAGCCCGAATAAGACCTGCTGAATTGAACCATTCTTCATCGTTTGAAGTAAGAAGTTTAATAATTTCGGACTTGACTTGCATTGCATAATCAAGTTGTTCAATAAATCGTGCCATAGTTTAAAATCTTTCTTTTTGAAATGAGTCCCGTGAATTAGTCATTATGTCGAACTGAGATACAAATGTGATTGCATTTACTTCGGTAAAACCACCTTGAAGTGCATCTAAGAAGTCGAGTGGTATTTTAGCACCTTTTTCAAATGCCAGGAACGTTTCAACAGCAAGTGTAAA